CGCCAAATACAGTAGCTGACATAAGTAATATAAATATACTAAAAATTTTCTTAATCATTGTTTTCTTCCCCCTCTTCTAAAGAAGAATAGTCAAAATCCCATATTCTTTTTTCAATTCCTTCAATAACTAATCCATAAACAGCCGCTTCTATTGCTGCTCGTACAGCTAATCCTACTGGTTCATTAACTGTACTACCACTTTCCATTTCTCCTAGAGCTGTTCCTTCTTCATAAAAACGAAACAAATCAGTTCCTTTACCTGTAGATAAAATACTCTTTGTAGAAGTAACATTAAGCAATACTTCTCCAGTCTGTACCAGGATAGCCCTAAGAACAACTGTTACTTTATCTTGACGATACTGATTTTTAAACCCCACCCCTGCCCATCTAAGACCTGTACCTCCTGTTTTTAAATTAGTATCATATGATATAATTCCTCCTTCAAGAATAATTCCTGCATATAGTAAAGGTTTTAAAATATTTTCACCTTCACCTGCATAAGTCTGTCTAGTATTCTTTATAAGCTGCCTTTCTCTTGAAAGACCATCAAGCCCTGTTCTCTCTACTACAACAAACCAATTACCTCTACCAGCATCTCTCAAGGCTTCTATCAAGATATCTGCTCCTCCTTGAGTAACTGCTGTACTAAAGTTAGCTATGTTATCACTTGATTTTCTTTGACCAGTTTTATCAACAAAGTTATAAACAGCGACTACTGCTTTATTATTAGGAGCAGGTAAGTTTAATAATTGAGTAGCTGCAGTCGGTACTATTTCTGGTCCTTCAGGACAAATAAGATAAGAATCACATCCTGTTGCTTGTGATCCAATAAGCGCACAACCACTACTAATAAGTAGTAATATTAAAAGAAAAACGTATCTCATTGTTCACATTCACCCCAACAACCACCAAAGCTTCCTACTGGAATAACAATCTCTGTAATTGAAATAACAATTCCATCAAACCATTCTTCAATTGTAAGTGTAATAGTAGTTCCATCATTTACCCACTTTAATTTATTTCCTTCTAAATCTAGTTCTCCTGCTATAGGGCTATTTTCTGTAGGAATACCTTCGTAATTAAATAATGACTCACTAATATCTTTAGCGAGGGTAGAATAGATGCGGCTTTCAAGATTTCTAATAAATTTAGAAAGTACAGTATTGTCTGCTTCCCGTTCAGCTTCTTCTAAAGCATCTTGAACGTCTTCATAAATTTTAGTAGCTCTTGTTCTTTCCTGTTCATCAATGGTAAGATAATGTGCTGACTGATTAATACCATTAAAGCTTGGACTACCAAAACGATGTATAAGCTGATCAGAGTATATAGATAAAGGAAGCATTACAAGAATACCTATTACTATTAAGTTAATCTTTTCTTTGATCATCTCTCTCTGCTTTTGCAATTTTATCTGTATTAATAAGATTCGGTGCGCCTAACAAAGTTTTTAATAGAGTATCCTGTCGTATAATTTCATTATCTACAGATCGTACTCGATCTATTAAAGCTATTAAAATTCCATGTTGAGATTCTAGTTTTGCTTGTATTCTTCCTTCCATTGCTTTTAAGGATTCATTTACTTTATCATCTACAACATCTATTTTTACTTCTAACCCATCTATAATACGATTAATTAATTTCCAAATAAAAAAACCAAGCCCTAACGCAGCAGCTATAGGAAAACCTACTTCATTAATAAAACGGACAGCTTCTTCCATTATATTTTAAGATTTTTCTTCTTTGTTTGAAGCCCCAAAATAAAAACTAGATATACCTGATACAAGACCACCTAAATATCCTAATACAAGTGAAACAATAGTATCGCTATTTTGATCAGGAGGCATAATAGTAACAGTAAATATATAACCTACAAAAGATACTAATGAAATTAAACCAAAAAGTTTAGGAGTCCAATCATCTTTAAAGGCAACCCTGGCATCTTGTATATCTTGAGTCTCTAAAGCATATAGATCAACATCAAGCTCTTTCATTTTTATTTCAAAATCAGAATCTATTTTTTTCAGCTCTGCTAGTTGCTCTGGTGTTGCAGCTTGAACTGCTTTTTCTATTTTTTGAGGAGTAGGCTCACATCCTAGTACTTCAGCTACCATATTAGCAGCCATTCCACCCATAGGACCACCTATTGCAGTTCCTATTGAAGGAGCTACTGCGCCTATTATATTCTTAACATTTTTAAGTAAATTAAATTTCATTATTTTCCTCTCTTTCTTTTAGTTCATCAGGAGTAAATCTTATATCACACGCTAATATTTTTTCAACACATTGTATTGCCACTTCTACTGGCATTTCTGGCATTCCCTTTAAATGTGCTTCTAATAATTCCTCATAAACTTTCCTAAAATCTTCTCGCTTTATCCATGCTAAATCTTGTTTAGTACGCATCTTGCAATCAATAGAATAAGATCTATCAAGATCTTCCTCAAGATAGAGTACTAAAAAATCTTGTTGTTCATTCATCTACTATAATCCTTGCCTTCGTTGAAGTGCAGAAACTAATCCTCCTTTTTTAACTGCCCTTTTTAAAGATCTTAAAGCTTCAGCAACTCTTTCCATTCTAGGTCTAATCCCAGGCTTTTTTAATTCTTCTGCTCTTCTATATTCGTCGTTGTCTAAATATTCTTCGGCTGCTTCTGCATATTTTCCTTGATTTATTAGTTTAATTGTGTTAGGACTCTGGCGAATAGAGCCTCTAAAATATTCAACCATAATAGCTTCTTTCGTTTCTAAAGGAAACTGATCAAAAGGTTGAATAAGCTTTCTTGCTTCTTCTATTCTAACCCGTACATCTGTATCTAAGTATTCTTCTGCTTGAGCCTCATCAATTACTTGTCCTTCTTTAACATCTGGACCATAATGACCAAAGCCTATAGTGAAATACTTTTCTGTAGGCACAGGTTTGTACGCTTCTAAGCTTAAGCCTTCTTTTTCTCTTAAAGAGTTTTTAACAATTTCTATTAAAGGGTCTTCTTCTTCTATTTCTACCCCACCACCATCTTGTAAAGCACTACGTTCTTCTTCATCTTGAAAAGCTGTACCTGCTATACCACTATAAGTATCAGAAACTCCTCTTATCTTTAGCTCATCAGGCTCTTCTTTAACATTAGGTACATTTATTACTTTACCGCCTTTAGCAAAAGAAGGCATTAAATATTCTTCATCTTTTTGTTCTGCAAGAGGTACAAGTTCTCTAGCAAGTGGAAGTGCTTCTGCTGTTTCTTTTACTAAACTTAAACCAACTTCTTTAAGTTTTTCTAATGCTGTATCAGCTTCTGAATCTAACATCTTACTGACAGGTTTTATTACTATATCAGCGAAATCTTCCATATAGCCTAATACAGGCGCAAGTTGTTCCATAGTATCACTACCAAAGGAATCAAATTTAATTATACCTCTAGCTTTTTCAACTAGAAAAGTATTCCATCCAGCAAAACCAATACCTTCTCCTATTTTTTCAACTAATGTTTCTTCTGCAACTTCTTCTTTATAGTTTTTGTTTGTCGATATATCAACTTGAGCTTCCCTGACCGCCATATATAGTGGTATAGCTGCTACCATACGTAAAAATAATGCTGTATCTCCTTGTTCTACTCTTGCTATCAAGGCATTTGATTGTGATGTCTTAGCTTGCGCCCACGATAAAAAACTACCTAAAAATTTTACATATGGATCTTTACTCTGTGAAAATAGTCTTCTGTTTCCTACTTGTGGTATTAAAGCATCTCTATCTGTAGCCTTTATTCCTGCTTTTTTAAGATATGTTTTAGCTACAGGATCAGCTATAGCTTTTTCTAACGTATCAAACTGACTAAGATATTTAAATTCCTGTCTTCCTAAACCCATTGAATCCATTTCTTTACGAAAAGCTTCTTTAGTTTTTAAAAATCCTGTTCGTCCTTTTGCTACTAATTGAGACATATCCATTGCTCTAGCAACACCAGAATCAAAAGCCCAATTACGTGCTAGTCTAGTAACTCTACCTAATTGAATAACTTCAAAATATTTTCTTGTTAAATCAGCAACTCTATGTTGATACCGCTTAATATTACCACCACCTACTAATAATACATCAGACAGTTCTCTTGAAAGAATAGTATCAGTTCTATTATTACCTAAAAACTTATCCATAAACGTAGCATCTTTACCGCCTACTTGTTTTTGAGTTCCTTTTAAACCTAGTGCTTCTTTAGATAGTTTTATTTCAGAAATAGCTCCTTTATAAGCCGCTCTATAACCACTATTTGTAATTATCTGTAGAAAATCACCTAAGCTTGGAATAGCAACCTTAAATAATCTGGTTGTAGCTAATCCAGCTTGTAAAAATGTTACTATTCCTTGACCAAGATTACTTGTAGGCATTTTATCAATATGATAAACTCCAAACCATGCTTCTAAAGAGTCTTTGATTTTTTTCTTTTCAGCTTGCGCTCTAGCTCTAGCTGGAGGGTTATCTATATATAATTGTCTTGCTGTTCTATATTTATTTGTTGGATCAGCTATTGCTTTTATTTCATCATCAATATCCTTAAATAATTTTTTAATTCCTTGTCCTTTTGCACCAAAGCGTTTTGCAAACTCTGCAATATAAACAGTATTATTAATTAATTGACGTAAGGTTTCTTTAGGATTTTGTTCAAATAAATGAGAAACTGAAGCTCTTGCTTCTTGATCATACAAAGTTCTAGCTTTATTAAAATGTCTTGCAGCATCTAAAATAAATTCTTCATCTCTAGCTTTTCCTATATTATTACTTTGAAATATAGCCTCATCTGTTTCTTTTTTCCAGATTGACTGCGCCCTTAGAGTTGTACTTGTCTGTAAATATTCTCCTGCTGTATTTTTTGCATGAGCTTTAGCAGCAGCTATTTCTTTACCTATAGGTTTGTAAAATTTATGCCCCACTTCTTTACTATTTTGTATAAAAAAAGCATGTCCTAACTCATCAACAACTTTTTCATAATTAGAAGGTTTAATTGCTTCTTGTTTTAATAATTGAGTCAACCCATATTGAGCCTCATCATCAAAAGTTAAACCTCTTGATACAGCATAGTTTCTGAACTTTAAAGTAAATTCATCAATTTCTAAAGAAAGTTTTTCAGCTTGTGCAAGTTTAGGACTTGCTAGATCTTCTTTACTTAAAAAAGAATATTTTTTAGATTTTAAATTTCTATTATTAGTAAACTTACCCGCTAATTCTAATACATCATCATCATATTTAGAAATTAAATCAGAATATAAGTTTCTCCAATAGCCTTGCTGTAATATAGTTGCTTGTTCAACAGGTGCTTCTTTAACGCGAGAACCTAATTTAATTCCGCCACCTGGTGTGTTATACATTTTAGAGCTAAAGGTTACAACTGGTTTCGAGAATGCCATGAGTTCTTGACTATGCGATGCTGCTGTTAGTCCTTTCATATAATTGTAAAAAGAACGCCTATATTCTTTTACAAACTCGTTACCGGCAGCATCTCTAATTTTTTTTGGTATTATTTTATAAGGAGCTGTTTGTATAACTTTTTGAAACTTTCCAAGTGTTGCACCCATAGCAGCCATATATAACATTGTAGCATTGCTATCTCCTTCTTCAGTAAAAGTTGCTCCTATACCCCCACCAATTATTCCTCCCATTAAAGGTCTAACTGTTTCATGTATTATACTTTTTGCTATTCCTTCAGACATCAATCCACTTTTTTGACCCTTAATAAAACTCTTATTAAGAACATCTAATAAATTGTCTGGCATTTCTTCTGTAAAAATTTTCTTTAGTTCTTGATTAAGTACTTTAACTTCAGCTGTAAGTTTTTTTCTTTCACCTGTTGCTCCTTTTTCAATAAACATAAAATAGTCATCTTCAGCTATTTCTTTTTTAGTTAAGACTTTTTTACGTTCACTTTTAATTTTTTTAAGTTGAGCAGAAATTTCTAAACGTCTAGTACTAATCTTATCTAATCGAGCGTTTAGTGTACCCATGTTTGCTAATGCTTCTTCACTATCAAGAATAAGTTCCTTTACAAGTTTTTCTGCTTTAGGTAAATTTGCTGGTTTAATTATTGGAGCATCTGCGCTTCCTGAAATAATTACAGGTTTTCCTACGAGTTCACCTGCTTTATTTCGAACTTGGACTGTTTCATTAAGAGAGGCACTAGCCTTTTTATTGTAGGCAGCCATAAACATGTCTCCAACTTGAGAACCAGCAACACCTAATCCAAAACCCATACCAACAACATAAGGATTTATTTCTCCATATAAAGCTTCTTCTCGTAAAGCCATATCAGCTGCAGCAAATGTACCACCTGCTCCTAGACTTGCAATTTTTCCCATCTTCGCAAATTTTGCCCAGGGAATAATAAAAGTAACTGGATCAATTAAAGCAATAGTAGCTCTACCAGTTAAAACTCCAGCTGTTTCTTCACGACCTCTAAACTCTGCAAACTCTTCTAATATTTTTTCTTGTCTTTGAGACTCATTTCTACTTCGTGCTTCTTTATATGTTTCATTAGGATCTAAAAATGCCTCATATGCAGATTTCATTAGACTATAAGCACTTCCTAATGCAGTTCGTTCTTGTGCTTGACCATAAGCAATCTCTCTTGCTAATGAAATTTCGGGGGAAGATACTGGACTTTCAGAGGAATATCTTGATATAAGTTCCAAAGTTTCAGGACTTACTTCTACTTCTTCTTTTATAGGTTCTTTTTCTTTTTCAGAGGAATATCTTGATATAAGTTCCTTTATAGGTTCTTCTTTAGATATAGGAATATCTTCAGACGTAATAGGTATAGATATAGAGGCTTGCATTTTTGCAAGATTTTCTCTTTCTATTCTACGCTTTTGCTCTTCAAGAGTTTCAAATTGATTTGTAGGTATAGCCATTATTTATCTCTATCTAATAAACTAACTGTACCGCCTGTTTTGCTACTTTCTCGCTTTTCTATTCTTAAAGACTTTGCAAACTCTCTTTCTAGTCTTCTTTTTTTAGCATAGTCACTCTCTCCAGCTCTTATAGGATCAGTGGGTAGTTCTTTAGGATCTTCTTCAGCAACAGGTATTCTTTCTAGCATAAATAAAGCTTCTACTATCTCCTCTTGATCCCTTCCTTCTTTTTCCCAGTGGATTGTAAGTTCTAAAAGCTGTTGCCT